GGTATAGTTAAAGGTACATTTTCATCCATTCTAAATGCGGATGAATTGTCTATACTAATAATATTTAATTTTTTACATATTGGAATATATTTTGAACTAATATTATTATTTGAAGCAAAAATAACTATATCCAAATTTTTAAAAAAGTTATAATCTAATTTTTCGATATTATATTTAATATTATCTATAAGTAAAGATTTATTACAACTCGCTGCTAATTTAAGGTGATGATATTTGATTTTTCTATCATTAAATAATTTGATTATTTCTTGCCCTACTAATCCAGATGCCCCTACTAATCCTATTTTAAACATTAATATAATATTAACTATATCTTTTAATTTATATTAAAAGATATCGAAAAAAAAATATATAGTAATTATATAATGAGAAAAATATCAAAAAAAAATAAAAATTCAGGTGCTTGTCAAAATTGTGCTAATTGTGATATATGTAAAAATTGCAAAGATTGTTCCAGCTGTAATGGCAGTGTTAATTTAAGCAAATGTAGTTGTTGTGACGGATGCAATGACTGTAAAATGTGTTCAAAATGTAAAGGTTGTAAAAGTTGCGAATGTTGCGTAAAGTGTAATAAATGTACAACTTGCGATGATTGTGCAGACTGTAGAGGATGTAATAATTGTAATAAATCTACAAATTGTCAATCTTGTAACAATTGCGATAGTTGTTGTAATTGTGAAAAATGTTTTAATTGCGATGAATGTCAAAAATGTAAAAAATGTGAAAAGTGTACCAGAAGTTGTGGTTGTAACAACTGCAAAAAGTGTACACAATGTACTAACTGTAAAGATTGTGATAATTGTTCTGATTGTATTAATTGTGTAAATTGTTCCGGACTTAAGGGAGCTGTTGGATTACGTAATGTTCACCACTAATTTTTAAATTCACCAACACTAATAACATCTTGATAAATATCGTTATATTCTTTAGAATTATGATTTAAATTATTTAGTTTTTCTAAATTATTTAAAATATCATCTATATAAACATCTTCTTTAATGCTATTTATAATTTTAGGATTATTTTTCAGTTCTAATATTAAATCTCGATTATTTTGATAATTAAATGAAGTTATTTTTGTTTTCATTGGTAATAGTAAATATCTTAATTTATTAGGATAATTATCTATAATTCTATTAATTATAATTGTATTTTCATAACATAATCTGTCTAAACAATATCTTGTTAATTTATCACTTATATTATGGTGCGTATGATACCATTTTACGCCATATCCTAAATAAAGATTAGATAGAATCTCTGCCATATCTGATGACAAAGATTGATTTTTTTTTATATGACCACCTAGTAATGCTATAAAATTAGATAAATTTGCAAATTTTATCGTTTGAGATTCTAAATTATTAGATGCAAATACATTAAATGATTTAAATAACAGTTTTAATGAATGAACTAAATTTTGATTAAAATGATATTTAAAATCAGAAAGATTATTGTCCATAATACTATTAAATATTGGATAAATATGTGGATGACTTTTATTTAATCCTTGACCAAATATTATTAAATTTTTTGTCAACGTATTACTTCCTTCTACAGTAATTCCGATAGGAATACCCCGATAAAATTTTTCAATAAAATTATTTTTTCCTAAACATATTCCACTACCACCATAAATGTCCATAGCATCATTAATTACTTTTCTAGACCTTTCGGTTGTCTGTTGTTTCATAATAGCGGAGATTACAGCTGGTTTATTGCCATCATCTAAAATATTATTTGTCATGCTAATATTGGTTTGAATCAACCAAGTATTAAATATCATATCCGAAAATTTATTTTGAATCGCCTCCATTTTAATTAATGGAATATTAAATTGCTTTCTATGTTTTATGTAATTAAAAATGCCATATGTACATGTTTTTGCACCCGCATTTGCTGATGCTGGCAAAGATATAGCTCTCCCCACTGATAAGCACTCCATAAGCATTTGCCATCCTTTTCCAGCATTTTTTTCCCCTCCAATTATAGTATCTAAATCTATTTTAATTTTACCCTTAATAGTTCCATTTGGAAATCCAACATTTAGAGGATTATGATGTGTTTCTAATTTAAGTTTTGGATGATTCTTATCTAATAAACACACCGTTACTCCTTCTTCGCCTTTTTCCAGTAACTTATCTGGGTCATGAAGATGAAAAGCTACACCTATTAAATTAGAAATAGGAGATAATGTAATATAACGTTTATCAATATCCAATTCGATATATCTATTACCATCAACTTCTTTTAATAAACCAGAATCTATACTACCTAATGCATCTGAACCATTATTCGGACCTGTTAATCCAAAGCATGGAATATATTCTCCATTTGACAATTTAGGTAAATACTTATTTTTTTGAACGTCAGTGCCATAATTTGTTAGAAGTTCTCCAGGACCCAATGAATTAGGTACCATAACTGATACTCCTAAAGAAGGATTACCAGTAGATATTTTTGTAATTATTTTGGATATTTCAGTGTTAGTCAAATGTAAACCATTATATTTTTCTGGTATAATAAAAGAAAAAAATTTGTGTTTCCCTAAAAAATCTATAGTGGTTTTATAGTTATTTGGATAATTAAAATTAGAATGATTATCTAAAAGTTTATCTGTTAATTTATGATCGAATTTATTAATTGTTTTTATTTTTTTAGGTAAAGTAACCGCTCCTTTAAATATTTCTCTATCTAAATTTGTATTACCTACTCTAAGAGCTATAAGTTCTGTTTTAGAAATTTTAGGTAATATATTTTTAATACTATTTAACAATTTTCTATACATAATGAATGATAAATATATTTATATTTTTCTTAAATAAATATAAATTATTTATAAATGTTTAAGGAGATTACTCATAATTTTATAAAATGAGACAATATGGACAATATGTGGTACCTGGTGTGGACGCAATGGTAAATTTTGGTGTTGGTCAGCCTTCAAAGGATTTTTTACCGTTAAAATTAATTCATAAAAGTATGAGTAGGTGTTGTGAGGATACAAATGAAAGCGTATTACAATATGGTGATATTCCAGGTTATAAGGACTTTAGAATATCATTAAGTGAATATTTGACTAAAAATTATAATATAATGTCAAACCCTGATAATTTGTTTGTAACTAATGGAATATCACAAGCATTATTTATGATTTGTAGTTTATTTACTAAACCAAATCAATATATTGTAGTTGAAGAACCAACTTATTTTTTAGCAATTAATATTTTTAAAGAATTTGGATTAAATATAGTTAGTGTGCCTATGGAGTCAGATGGGATAAATTTAAAAATTTTACAAGAAAAAATAAATGAAATAGTAACAGATGAACCTATATTAATGTATACTATACCTATATTTCATAATCCTACTGGCATCACACTTAGTTATCAAAAAAGATTAGATTTAATAAAAATAATTCAAAAATATAATTTATTTGTAATGGCAGATGAGGTATACCATTTTTTATCATTTGATAATTGCGAGGTTGAATTAAAACCTCTAAGATACTATAGCCCAGAATCTAATATAATATCAATGGGTACATTTGCAAAAATTTTAGCTCCATCATTAAGGTTGGGTTGGATAGATTGTAATCATTCAATCATCAAAACAATAAGTGATTGCGCATACTTAGATAGTAATGGTGGCTTAAACCCTTTTATCGCATCTATAGTACATAATTTATTAGATGATAATAGTTTAAAAACACATATTGATGTTTTAAGAACACATTTAAGACAACGTGCAGAAGTTTTATGTAAAGTATTAGATAATAGTGATTTATTAATTGATTATAGAAAACCTGATGGCGGTTATTTTGTTTGGGTTAATTTACCTATCGATTTAACGCAAATAAGTAATTTAAATTATTTATTTAATAAACATAAGGTAAAATTTCATATTGGAAATAAATTCTCTGGGAATGGTGATATGAAAAATTATGTTAGACTTTGTTACGCTTATTATAATAGCAATGATATACAGATAGGGACACAAAGATTTTTAGATTTATTAAAGGAAATTTTACCAAAAAAATATTTAAAAAATTTTGGAATAAAAATTGGTATTCACGGTTCTAGTGGTAAATTGGGTTCACTAATTAAAACCGAAATAATAAATTCAGATAAGTATATATTCATAGATGGGATAAATCGTGATAGTAATATGGATAATATAATTATTCCAGATGTGATAATTGATGTGTCCTCACCAGATGGTTTATTTTCGTTAATAAATAAGTTAAAGAACAGAAAAATTCCTTTAATTGTTGGTACTACTGGTAAATTAGACAATAATTTACTAGAAACTTATGCTAAAGAAGCGCCTATATTAGTATTATCTAATTTTTCAGAGGGTGTTCCAATATATTTAGATATATTAAGAACATATTATCCTAAATTAAAAGAATGGAATTTTAATTTAGAAGAAAGACACCATATCCATAAACGAGATTCACCTAGTGGTACCGCCAAAAGTATTCAAAACAGTTTAGGTAAAAAAATATTAATAGAAAGTATTCGTGAAGGTAGTATTATTGGAGAGCATAATCTAAAAATTGAGAATGACATGGAAACATTATCATTGTGTCATGTTGCTAAAGATAGAAGACTATTTGCACGAGGTTCATTGAAATATATTCCATGGATATTAGGAAAACCCAATGGTTTATATAATGATATTACACCTATAAAATTTATTAAATATTCCGGTTCGGGAAATACCTTTATTATAATTGACGATAAACGATTTCCTCAAGATAGTAAATATATATCAGATTTCTTAAATAATGAAATAAATGCTGATGGTCTTATTATTTGTGAAAACGATAAAGATAACAAATATGATAAAATATGGTATTACTATAATAAAGATGGAACTATGGTAGATATGTGCGGTAATGGTTCTAGATGTGTAGGACATTATGTCGGTAGAAATAATTATGAGAAAAGCAAATTTTTAATAAGGAATGGATATTCTAATATTATTCAAAATGTTATTGTAAATAACAATTTAGTGAAAGTTAGTATGCCTAATATATGTATGGAATATATTGATAATAGTAAATCTATTTACGATTTAGTATCTCATTTAGATGTCAGTAATGAAGATACTTTACATAACAAATTATTAGTTACTACATGTGGTGTACCCCATATTGTATTATTTATTAATATGAATAATGATGATTTTAATAAATTAGATTTTTATAAAATGGGATTTACAATAATGAATAGTTTAGACACCAAGGCAAATATTAATTTTGCTAATATTATTGATACTAATTATCTTAATGTAGTTACATATGAAAGAGGTGTAAATAATTTAACCGGTTCTTGTGGTACAGGAAGTATAGTTTCAGCGGTATTATATAATAATTATCAAAAACATAACCAAAATAAAATAACTGTAAAAGTCAAATCTGGAGAGTGTATGTCTATCTATTTAGATTATGAAGATAATAACTTAAAGAGTTTATTTTTGGAAGGTAATGTTCGGCTTCTTTTAGATGGGAATTTAAATGTTTAAAATAATTATTAATTTAAAGATTAATTAAATTAATATATTAAAATATGGTATTTGAAACAGGATCGATAGTAGCATTAGTAACACCATTTACTAATAACGATGAAGTAGATTATGATGGATTGCACGAGTTAATAGAAATGCATATAGAGAATGATACGAATGGTGTTGTTATTTTAGGTTCTACAGGTGAAAGTTGTACTCTAAATTTAAATGAGAAACATGACATAATAAGCTCCGTATGTGATTATGCTAATAAGAGAATAGATATTATAGTTGGTATAGGGGGGAATAATACAAACGAAGTAATAGATTTAGGTAAATATTGTAAAAATGTGGGTGTAGATGGTATTCTAGTAACTGTCCCTAATTATAATAAGCCTACACAAGAAGGTATATATCAGCATTTTTCTAAGATATCAACTTCGATATCTCTACCAATTATGCTGTATAATATACCTTCAAGATGCGGTATCAATATGAATCCTGAAATAGTAACTAAATTATACAATAATCATGAAAATATTGTTGCTATTAAGGAGGCAAGTGGATGTATGACTCAAATGTCTGAAATTTTATTATCATGTAAAATATCGTTATTTGTGGGAGATGATTCTTTAATCTTACCTGCTATAAGTTTAGGCGCTAAGGGTGTAGTAAGTGTTGTTGCAAATATAATACCTAAACACATATCTTTATTAGTTAAAATGTGTTTAACTAACAATATTAATGCCAAACAGTTATTTTATTTATTGTATCCATTAATGAAAGTTGTATTCGTTGAAAGTAATCCTATTCCAATAAAACAATTAATGTATAATAATAATTTAATATCAAATAGAGATTTAAGGTTACCATTATTATCAATGACAGATAATAACACAATTGAACAATTAAACAATTGTTATAATCAGACTTTATCAAATATAAATAATATGAGTAATTTTCGTAATAATATGAATATTTTAATTTAAGTTTAATATATGAGTTTTGAGTATATTCAACGATTGGAAAGGGAGTTATTATTTTTGAAAAAAACTAATATTTTCTTAAAAAATAATATAAATGCAAACCGATTAGAAAATGCCCATTTATTAAATATTAATAACGAATTAACGTCTGATAATACAAAAGTCTGCAAAAAACTAGATTTTTTAGTAAATAAATATAGATGTGTAGTATGTTACACTAATCCTAAAAATGTAATTTTACATACATGTTTTCATTTCTGTTTATGTACGTCATGTTTATCTAAATTAGATGTATGTCCTGTATGTAGAGAACCTATAGATACGTATAACGTTATTTTTTAATTTTTATAATGTTATAATAAATTATGATTACCGTACTTATACCATTATATAATGGGATTGAATTTATCGATGAATGTTTACATTCAGTTAAAGTTCAAACCTATACAAAGTGGCAAATAATTATTGGTGTAAATGGTCATCCAGAAAAATCGGATGTTTATAGAAATGCCAAAAAATATGAAACTAATAATATTATGGTAAAAGATTATCATAATTTATCTAACAAAGTAGACACATTACTGGAAATGAATAAAATTGTAACTACACCCTATATATGTTTACTTGATATAGATGATAAATGGCATCACGATAAATTAAGACAACAATTAGAATATATGAATAGATATGATGTTGTCGGTACATTTACTAGATATTTTGGTGAATCTAAATTAATACCTAAAATACCAAGACACGACTTGTCTAATTTTAATTTTTTCTCAAGTAATCCAATAATAAATTCTTCAGTTATGATGAAAAAAGAATTATTGTTATATAATATTAATGGTGAAATAGATAATGTTGATAGGTATTTATTAGAAGATTATAGTTTATGGTTAAAATTAAAAAAATTAAATTATAAATTTTTTAACATATATAATATTTTAACATTTCATAGGATTCATTCGAAATCGTTTTTTAATAATCAATCTGACCAACTAGATAAGATTAACAAAATTAAATGTTATTATAGATGTTAATTATATTTAATATTTAATATTTAATATAAAATGCATCACCCCAATTATATTGTGTCCATGATGTTTGTACCCTTTTAAAAT